AAAAATAGATATAATGATCCTTCAATTAACAGATCATTTATTGTAGGTGTAGATAGATCAAAAATGAGATTGTATGATGTAGAAAATGTAGCACAAAACATTGTTGATAAAGGAAAAGAACCAGAAAAAGAGGACGCTTATAATAAGTTTAGTGATTTTAAAGTATGATGAAAAAGAAAACATTATTTGAAATAAACTATTGGGAGTATCCTAATTTTTTAAATCAAAAAGAAATAGATAAGTTAATTGGTAGTATTTTACCAGAAGATTTAAAGCAGTATCATTATATAACAGGTAATGCTAAATCAACTATGGGTGTTGGTCAAAATATGTTTTTAGATTTTCATAAAGATATAGAAGATAAAATTTCCAAAGAATGGTTTATAAAGGATCAAAGAATGTCTGAATCTTGGTGTACTATACAAGGTGAAGGTAGTAAATTACAATATCATTGTCATCCCAATTCAATTATCTCTGGTATTATATATTTAAAAGTAGATGAAAATAGTAGCAAGTTAGTCTTTCAAAATCCTACTTCTATGGCAGGAGAAACTTTTGAAATAACACCTACAAATGGATTAATGTTAATGTGGCCGAGTTTTTTAATGCACGGTTCTGGAACATATGAAAACAAAAGTGGTAGCAGAATAATTTTAGGATTTAATTCTTATTGGAAGAATTTTGTAAATGAAGTGGGTCATTGATTATGAGAAAACAAACTATTTTTACAACTGATATATACAAAGAATATAATTTTTTAAATGATAAAGAGATAGATCATTTAATTAATAGTGTAGATGAATTACAATTAACAGATCATAATTCTTTTATTGGTCTTGCTAAATCTACATATGGTAATTCTAAATCATATTTTTTAAATGACCATAAAGATTTAAAAGATAGAATTGAAAAAGAACTTTACAAAGAAGGTATACAAATTAGTAATTCTTGGATCAATGTACAAGGTAAAGATAGTAAACTAAACTTTCATTGCCATCCTGATTCAGTTATATCTGGTGCTATATATTTAAAAGTTGATGAAGATAGTAGTAAGTTAGTCTTTCAAAATCCTAAAAGTCAGTATTATAATTTAGGTGAAGACATTTCTATAACACCTGTAAAAGGAATGATGTTAATGTGGCCAAGTCAATTAATGCACGGTTCAGGAGTTAGTATTAATAAAAGTATAGAAAGAATAGTAGTTAGTTTTAATACATTTTTCAAAAAGGAGACAAATGCCTAGAAAACAAAAAGTTAGGTTCCATAGAGGTGATAGAAGACCTGCTAAAAATGATACTAAATTGTCTTATCAAGTTAAGATGAAAAAAAGAGGTCGTAAATTTGTTTGGCAAGTAGTAGAACAACCTACTAGAAATGCTGTTGCGGAATATTTCTTTGAAGAAGACGCACAACATACAGCAGACTTCCAAAATAAGCACCAAGTATGGCAATCTAGTGGTGGAATACCAAGATTTCTTTGGGTATCAATCTAAATTCTATATATAAATATATCTAATAGGAGATATATGGTTCAAGCAGCAACAGACGAGGCAGAAGGAGCACAGGCATTATTTTGTTATCTAGCAGATTATGTTGGATCAGCAAAAATTAAATCAGGTGAGTGGGATCAATACATAACAAAAGATTTCTTAATTTTAAAGGGTGCTTATAAACGATTTAAAAAAGAGTTTCAAACAAAATATCCAAGAGTAATTGATAGTGCTTGGTCTGTATGGGTTGAAACTAAACTTTCTAAAGATAGAATAGAAAAATATTTAGAACAAAAAGATGATTGGTTTATATCATCAATAAGAACTGCTAAAAAATTAATTTTAGATATTGATTCTGCTAGCAAAGGTGTGGATAAGCAGTTTGGATATATAAAAGCACCAAAATCACTTCAGGTATTTTATAAACACGGTGACGAAGAGGTAATGGGGTTGATGACAAAATTATTTAAAATAGCAAATGACACCTCTGCTAAAGGTGCCGCTGCTGATATACCTAAACCAGAATATTTTGGTAATTTAAATAAATGGTCACCTGCTGACATTTATTATGCTACTAAATTTGCTATAAAAGAATTAGAAGACTTACATAAAATAGCAGTAGATGATAGTAATTTAAAATTTCACACCCTTAATACTAAAATAGGAACTCTTATAGATGAAGGACAATTGTTACCTTTATCATTAAAAAAAGTAGGATTTACTGGTGATGTTCAACTTAAAAGGGTTAATTGGATGGGCAAAAAAGGACGAGCAGTGGAAGAAAAAGCAATAGCAGGTACTCGTGCTACAGGTGCAGGTAGAGAAGATAAAGGAGAATACAATCCTACTAACGATTCAGCAAAGTTTGAGAAATGGTATAACAAAACAAAAGGAATATTTACTGATTGGAATTCAAAGTTTCCAGACAAGTATGTGAGAGATATATATGTCCGTATGAAAACTGGAAAACCACACGGTAAAGTAGGTGCTATACAATTTAGACATACACCAGCTTCTTCTGGAAAACCTTCTCCAGGTTTTAAAACTATTTTAAAATATCCAGGTCAACCAATGGCAGGTCAAGTAGTTGGTATACCACGACTTGAAAAGATACTTTTAACTGCTGATAAAGTATTTGCTGGAGAATTATCTAAAAAATTTAATACTGGATACGGTAACTTTGCAAGTGCAATGAAATTATATAATACCACAGGTGGGTTTCAAACAAAAGAATATGGACTTATAAGTGGAAACGATATGTATAACAATGGACCATTTAATAAAGTTCCAAAAGGTAAAAGAAAAGAACTTAAAGATGGTAAAGAATTTAAAAGAATATATGGTAGAACTTTAAAAGATACTTTTAATGACCAAATAGGTTATTTAAGTGCTGTTTATATTATGAAAGATTTTAATGAATATTTAAACAAAAAATTTAAAGGTGGATCGCAAGTTAAGAGAAAATCTCATAATTGTATAGGGGCAATATGGGAATATACATCTTCCAGAACAGCAAAATCAAGTCCCTTTGTGATTGCCAAATAGTATAAATAGTAGAAAGTGATTTATATGGAAAATGTGATTATAGTAATGGATAATGTGGAGAACAAATGTTTAGTTTTAAAGGTTTCATTACCTCAAATAAAAATACACACCTTGAACACCTAGAAGATGATATAATCAATAGGGGGTCAGCAGGTGGAGAAAATGCTGTTGCATTTTTAAAGTCAGTAAGAAATATGCTGGCTGGTTCTGCTAGCGGACGAGTTAATATGTCTGTTAAATGGGACGGTGCTCCTGCTATAATATGTGGTAGAAATCCAGAAAACGGCAAGTTCTTTGTCGGTACAAAATCAGTCTTTAATAAAACTCCTAAAATCAATTACACACCTGGTGATATAAGCAGAAATCACTCTGGTCCTGTTGCAATGAAATTAATGGCGTGTTTAAGAGATTTAAAAAGATTAGGCATAACTGGTATCTATCAAGGTGATTTGTTATTTACAAAAGGTGATTTAAGAATGGCAAGTATAGATGGTGAAAAGATGATAACTTTTACACCTAACACAATTACATATGCAGTACCAATAAACTCAAAATTAGGTAGAAAAATATCCAGAGCAAGAATAGGAATTGTATTTCATACTTTCTATTCAGGTAAAGATATGAAATCTTTATCTGCTGGTTTTGGAACAATAAGAAGTAAGTCAGGTTCAGCAGCAGTCTATTTAGCAAGTGCAGGTTATACAGATACATCTGGTTCATCTACATTTACATCTGGAGAACTATCTAGGTTTGATGGACTAATAAGAATGGCACAAGGTTCTTTACATAAAGCATCCTCTTTATTAAATGCAATGAAATCAAACGATAGTCTATCAGTAGGGTTTAGGTTAAAATCATTTTTCAATCATTATATAAAAAACACACAAGGGCATATGGGTAAGGTTAAAGTCTTGCAAGATATGTTTAGAGAATATTACGAACAAATTTTAAGAGCAGAAATTAGTGCTAGAAAAACCGAAAAAGGTAAACAAAAATATAGAGATATATTAGCAACAAATTTAAAATTTATTGATAGAAATAGAACTGCTTTATACTTTGCAATAGCGAGTCACGTCAGCTTAGGAAATGCAAAGAATTTTTTAATACAAAAACTATCACAGATACAATCAATCGGACATTTTATAAGAACAAGTAAAGGTTATAGAGTAACTAATCCAGAAGGATTTGTTGCAGTAGATAGAAAAGCAGGTGCAGTTAAACTAGTAGATAGATTAGAATTTAGTAGAGCAAACTTTACTATTGCTAAAGATTGGGTAAAAGGATAATGAAAAAGACATTAGATTCAGTAAGACAATATATCAACGAAGGTGTTTATGATCCAGGTATCTTTAAGGCATTCTTTTTAGCAGGTGGTCCTGGTTCAGGTAAATCTTTTGTAACTCAAACTGCGTTTGCAGGTACAGGTTTAAAACTTGTCAATTCAGATGTTAAATTTGAAAGAGATTTAAGAAAAATGGGTATGTCTATGAAAATGCCAGATGAAGAAGCATACTTTAGAGATATGATTAGAAAAGGTGCAAAGGCATTTGCTGGAAAACAATTAGATTCTTATCTTAAAGGAAGATTAGGTGTAGTTATTGATAGTACAGGTAGAGATTATGGAACTATATCCAGACAAACTAATATGTTAAAACATATAGGATATGATTGTTATATGGTATTTGTAAATACAAGTTTAAATGTTGCGTTAGAAAGAAATAAAAGTAGAGAAAGAACTATACCAGAATATATTACAAAGAAAAGTTGGCAAAAAGTACAATTAAATATGGGTGCGTTTCAAAGAATATTTGGTCCTGCGAAGATGTTAATTGTAGATAATAGTAGAAGTGAAAAAGAATTAGTTACAACAACTCTATCTACTGCTGCTCGTTTTATAAGAAGTAGATTAAGAACTAAACCAGAAAACCGTACAGCAATGGCGTGGATTAAAAGAGAACTAGAATTAAAGAAAAGAATATGAGATTTAAAGAGTACCTAAAAAATATACCAATCAAAGAGGCAGTCATAGATACACCTAGACAAACCTATGCTACAGGTGTGTTTGATAATGCGGATACAAATAATCCTAAATTGAAACCTGCAATTATTGATATGGTAAAGAAACAGATTGAAGAATTTGAAAAAGAATATCCTGTACTCAAAATAGGATTGATTGGTTCTATTCTAACTAAAAGATATAGGGATGACGCTGACTTGGATTTCAATGTGTTGTTTGATATACCTAAAGAAAAACAAGAAGAAGAAAGATTAAGATTATCTCACCAGTTTTTATCTGCTTCTAATCCAAATGCCATACAAGGTAAATTAATACCTGGTACAAGACATCCTATTAATTATTTCTTTATAGCAACCAATGAAGTATATGACGATCAACAGAAAAAAGCAGACGCAGCTTTTGATCCAATAAAAAATAAATTTATTAAACGACCTGAAGATTTTGAATTTGATCCTTCTTTATATGTTAAAGACTTTGATACAAAAGTACACGAGATAGATGTAATTAAAGGTGAATTAAAAAGAGATATAATAGATTATAAAGAACTAAAAGGTTTAACTACAAATGATGTTTTAAATTTACAAGATAAGATTAAAGATAAATTAGAAGAAATAGAATATGATATAGAACTAATAATAAAAATAGGTGATAAGGTAGATGTAGAAAGAAGAAAAGCATTTGATACTGATATGTCGCCTGACGAAATAAGACAATACGGCATTAAGAATAGATTACCTAAAGCAGTTATCTATAAGATGTTAGAAAAATATCACTACATTACTTTCTATAAAAAATGTAAAAAGATTTTAGAAGATGGTATTGTAACTGATAAAGAAATTGATAGTATAAAAACAGAAGCAGTTAGAAGAAGAAGAACAGTAGCATTTACTTTTGGTAGATTTAATCCACCAACATCTGGACACGCAAAACTAATAGCAAAAGTAGCAAGTGTTCCAGCAAATAGTTTTAAAATATATTTAAGTAGAAGTTGGGATACTAAAAAGAATCCATTATCTCCTAGAGAAAAATTAGCACATATGAAAAAGATGTTTCCTAGATATGCTAGAAACATTGAAATCAATACAACAAATATGATTTTAGATATTGCAAGTAAATTATATAGACAAGGATATACTGAAATCTTTATGGTTGTAGGTAGTGATAGAGTAAGAGAGTTTGAAACAATCTTAAACAAATATAATGATGTTAAAAGTAGGCACGGACACTATAACTTTGACAATATAAATGTACTATCTGCTGGCGAAAGAGATCCAGATTCAGAAGGTGTATCAGGTATGTCAGCAAGTAAGATGAGAACGGCAGCACAGAACAAAGATTTAACATCTTTCAAAAGTGGATTGCCTACAGGATATAGGGACGCAGAAAAATTATTTAAAGATGTAAGAAAAGGAATGAGATTAGCAGCGGAGTTTGAATACTCTAGTGATTACAGACCTATTAAAACCTTACAAGAATTTGAACAGAATCAAATAAGAGATTTGTATATTAGAGAAATGATCTTTAATATAGGAGATAAAGTTAATAACATTAAAGAAAACATTAATGGAAAAGTGATAAGAAAAGGTACAAATTATATTGTACTAGAAGATAACAACAACAATTTACACAAGGCGTGGATATGGGATTGTTTACCTATATCAGCCGATAGAGAGGCACAAGTGAGAGAATACAATTTAGACATAGATTATGGTTTTGAAGCCGTATCAGAAAAGAGAGAAGAAGAACCTGATAAAGTAAAAGAATCATACGAAATTGGGCACGATTATGCTCAACACACAGTTAAAGTAACCCCAGGACAAGATGGTTATGATCCAAATTATGAGGGTGGAGCATATAAACCAGCAGTAGATGGTACATCTGGTCCAAAAGTAGTAGAAAGACCAATAAGTACAGATATTTCTGTAAAAGATATAAATGATTGGTCAACTTCAAGTGAAACAATAGATAAATATAAGGAACGATACAAGGAAGAATGGCAGAAAAAGTTATCTGAAGTTGTATCTAAAATGATAAAGAATTATAATGGATAAAGAACTTGATAAATTTATAGAAGATATAAAAAATAACACACCAAACTCGGAACAGTTTGACGAACTAGAAGAAGAAGAAGATGAAGACACTAAAAGAAGTTAGACAAGGTTTAGAAGAAGCATCCGAAGCAAGTTTAAGTGATTTGCAATTTATTAGAGCAAAGACTCATAGTAATTCACACTTTGAAACAAGAAGATATATTGCAGACAAAATATTAAAAGACAAAAAATTAGCGAAGGCATATGAGGCGTTAGAATTTGTCCATAATAATTATGCTAGAGTTATTGGAAATGACGCAGTTACAACTAGACAAAGACTAGAGAGATTGTTAATGAGTGAGTTAAAAAGAAAAGTTAAAAATTGGGATAATGTTTATTCAGCATTATAAGAAAATATGACACACATAAGAACACTATTAGATCAGATGGCACAAATTGATGAAGGCAGAATGAAAGATATTTTTACTGCTGACCAAGAAGGAAAATCTGCTAAAGAAATTGCTAGAAGATTAAAGTTACCATTAGGTACAGTTAAGAAAATTTTAGGTGAAGACGAAGAATTAAAAGAATTTACAAACACTCAATTAGACTCATTAGCAAAATCATATGCTTCAATGCAAGGTAAAACTATTTCAATACCTAACGCAAACAAATTGAGAAAAATTTTTGATAGAATACCAGATGGTAGATTAAATGATTTAAGAAAGAAAAAGATTCCTTTCTTATCTGGTCTTGCTTTATCTCGTATGATACAAAAAGGTATACCAGTTAGAGAAGAATTAGAATTAGAAGAAGATAGTAATAAAACTTATCAAGTAAAAGATGAAACTGGTAAAGTAGTATTCACAGGTAAGTATAATCAAGTTTTATCTTATCGTAAAAAAAATGGTGGGGAAATAGTTACTGAAATAATAAGAATAAGACCAAAGAATGCTATTGGTGAAAAGAAATCACCATTTAGATTATCATATAGCAAACAAGGTACACACGCTGGTTTTGAAGACGCAGATACTTTATCTGATCTACAAAACAAGGCACAGAAATTAAGATCAAAAGGTTTTACAATTGATAAAATGGGTAGAAACACATCACCTGTTAAAGAAAGTAAACAAAAACCTTATGTATCATCTTCAGGTGGACAGTATAGTGTATTAGATGGTGATGGAAAAGAAGTTTATAAAACATCTAATAAACAATTAGCACACGCTTGGTTTAAAAAGAACTATGATAATATTAAAGAAGCCAAAGGAGTTACTTTAGATAAAACTGGTAAAGCAGCAATACTTTATCAGGTGACAGCAAATGTTCCAAAACAAATGTCAACAGATGGTAAAACGGTAATGGTAAGACCTGGTATAAAAAAATATGATGTTGAAGGTAGAAATAAACAGGATGCTATAAAAAGATTTGCTAGATATTTTAAAATGAGATCAACTTCAGGTATTAAAGCAGTACCAGATCCTAGATCCGAAATTGAGAAGTATTATTATGTGCCTAGAAGTAGGATTGATATGTGGCAATATGGCGGCGAAGATAAAAAGGGCAATACACTTTATATAAAAAGTGATTATGAACCTATGGGAGAAACAATTTTAGAATATACAACTAAACAAATCAAACAAGCATATGGTATTTTAAATGATCCTAGATACAAACAAGGTAATTATACAGGTGCTTATAAGGCAATTGAAAAGATTGCTAAAGGTTTAGCAAAACATAAAGATGTTGCAAATGCTTTGAGAAGAGCAAATGAAGAATATGTACATCCAGGTAAGGCAACCTTTGAAAGAATTTGGAGAGAGGTTTCAGATAAACTTAAACTGAAAGTTTTAGACAGAAAAATTAAGAGAACAAAAGAAAAATTTTATAAAAATTTAAGGAGACCATAATGGGAGAGAAATATTTAAAAACAAAAGAAGGTAGTATAGAAGATGTTGTAAAAAACTTACAGAATAAAGTTTTAGAAACAGACTATAAAGATAACTTTAAAAAAGAATTAGACAAGGCAGGCAAACCATTAGGTCATATGACTGGTATGGAAAAGAAAGAATTTTATAACAAAGTTGATAGTGTACAAGAAACAATTAGAATAAGACCAAAAAATTCTCTTGGTGAAGCAAGATGGATAGTATCAGGTACTTTAGGTTATAAAGGTATCGGTGGTATGGATGGTTTTGAAATGGTTATTAATGCTTCTAGTGAACAGGATGCTATTAGAAGAGGAGAAAAAGCACTAGATAAAGCAAGAAGACAAAGAAAAATAGGACCAGGTGGTGGTGGAAATTTAGAAGATGTTGATATAGAAGGTGCAGAAAGAACAAATGAACCTTTGTCAGCACCTGTTACTAATATGCTTCATCATAATGATCCACAAGATGGTAAAACTAAACCATTGGAAGAAAAAGATGGTGCGAATACATCAACTAGAACAGGTAGTGCTTCCAGAGGTGCAAAGAAAAAATATAGATTTGGTTATAGAGTTGCTGAAAAAGATCCATCTGTTAAAGAAGGATTTTTTGATACAAAAACTTTTGCACAAATGGCAGAAGATTTAAAAGATGTAAAGAAAAAGAAATCTCCAGACAAAGTTGCTAAAGTAGAACCAAGTTCCTCAAAAGACAGTAAAGATTCACCTAAAGACGCAGACGCATTAGAAAAACAATTAGTAGTTGCTCAAGGTCAGATCAATCTTTTAAAACAAAAAATTGAAAATGAAAAAAATAAAATTGTGAAACCAAAACCTAATAAAGAAACAGGTGAGGTTCCATTAACTATTGGTATAGCATATAAACATATGAAAGAAAAAGAAAAAAAAGAAGGTGATAAAAGTGCTGCTCCAAGTCGGGATGTAAAAGAGTCTAAAGTAAAAGAGAATACTGCTAAGAAACAAAATGCAAGTCAAAGATCAAAGGGTGGAGAAAAAAGTATAATAAGTCATATGGTAAATAAATCTATAAAAGAGATTACTGCCAATGATAATAAAACTTTTGCTCAAATCGCTGCTGAAATAAGAGAAGGCAAGGGTTCTAAAAATGCACCTGATGGAGAGTCTGATAAGAAGAAAGAACAAGAATCAGATACAGACACAAGAGATCCAAAGAAAAAAACAATGTCAGGTAAGATTGCAACTTCACCTGAAATGAATCCAAGAGTAGATTACAAATACTAAAACTATGAAACCTCGTATCTATTGTGATATGGATGGTGTCCTTTGTGATTTTAAAACTGCTGCTCAGAAGGTAACTGGTATGCCCATTATGAAATGGATGTATGCTAGTAAGTCAGAAAAGTGGCAAAAAATCAAAGACACTCCCAAATTTTGGCACACTTTACCTTGGCAGGCAGGTGGAAGACAACTATGGTCTTTTATTCGTACACATAAACCACATATCTTATCAGCATATGTAGAAGAAAACCACGACCCAAATTGTATACCTGGCAAATCACATTGGGCAAGAACTAAATTAGGTCTAGCACCAGCAAGAATCAATCTAGTAAAGAGAGTACAAAAATCTTTATACGCAAAATCAGGAGGTCAACCTGCAATATTAATAGATGATTACTTCAAAAACACATCCCAATTCTCTGCTAGAGGGGGCATTGGTATACTTCACACATCAACATCAAACACTATCGCACAACTCAAAAAACTAGGTTTCTAGTATTCTTTCTTATAAATAGTATCATATACTAACAAATTGAGTACCTTAACAATTAACAAAGGGAGAGAATAATATGTCAAGTTGGACTAAAGCATCCTCAGCAGCAGGAGCGCCTTTATGGGCAGCGACTATGCTGAATGTAGCACCTTCAAGTGCTAATAGAACTTCGTTGTATGAAAACGCTAGTGCTAATACTTTTATAAGTGGAGCAACTAACGGTTTATTTAACTACAACGCTTCTGAAACGCAATCTGGAAAGGTTGCTCATTCAGGTTGGGTTCTAAAAACGACAGGTTCAGGTGGCAGAGCAGGTAGAGTATCTTATACGACTCTAGTTTGCCTAACATCTAACGCATAACAAATAAACATATAGGGGCGCTTTGGCGCCCTTATATATACTATATGAACAAAGTGATCTAGGTGTATGCCTAGAGTAGCATTCCCCATAAGGGGTTAACAGGAGAAACAAATGGCAGATAAGAAAATAACAGCGTTAACCGATCTAGGTGACGCATTGGCAAGTGTGGATTTGTTCCACATAATTGATAATCCATCAGGAACACCAATCAATAAAAAAGTTACAGCAGAAGATGTATTTAATAATATACCTTCTTACATAGGATTAAAAGATACAGCACAAACAATTTCAGGTGATGGATCTTCATCTTTAGCAGTTGAAGTAACAGGGTCAACGACTCTAATTAACGCAACAGCAGCAGGATGTCCAGTAACTTTAGCAGATGGAACTGACGGTCAAGTAAAAATAATAGTTAACACATCAACGGCAGGAACAAATGCAGTTACTATAACACCTACAAATTTTAATGTAGTAGGTACGAAAGTAAACATTGACGCCCCAGGTTTAAGTGTAATTTTATTTTTTAAGAACAACAAGTGGAATATAATTGGTGGCAATGGTCACACAGTTTCGTAATAAGGAGATAATATAATATGTTAGATCAAAAATTTTTACAGGAAGAACTTTCTGTATTGAAAGCTGACTTTGATAAAACAAAGAAACAAATTGAAACCGTAGAACGAGAAGTAATTAGTATGAGAAATAATTTGAATGCTGTCTATGGTGCAATGCAACAAACTGAAAAACTATTAAAGTTGAGTAAGGGAGAGAGCACAAAAAATGAAAAAGTTTAAACAATTCGTTAAAGAAGAAGACTTAAAAGACTTTGAAGAAGATGTTTTAGGCGCAACTCAACCTGAAAAAAAGGTTGAGGTTAAAAAAGAAAAAAAAGAAGTAGAGGAAAATAAATGAAAACTTTTAAACAACACGTAAATGAATCAGGTTCGGATAAAACTGCTTCTGCTGTTGGATCACAAACTACAAATTCAGTAGAAGATGGT